CTTTAATTGCTTCACCATTATCTGATTTAATCCTTCAAGTTCCTCAGTACTAATAAGAGCAAACATAAGATCAGCAGTTGCAGGAAGACCGAAGGATTCACTTGTATCAGTAAGATCAACATCACTACTCCCATACCCAGAACGAGTCGTCTGAGTAGCGGAGACGAGTGGTACATTAAACTCAACTGCAAGACCACGGAGTTCTTCCGCAATCGACTTAACCATGGTATATGAATTGACCGACGCATTTCTAAACCTCTGCGATGTACAGATATTTAGATAGTCTATGAATATGATCTCTGGTCTGAATGCTTTCTTGAGTGCTAGATCATTTAAGAGTGCTCGGAAGTGACCCGCATGTGCTGACGCTGTGGGGTACTCTTTTACTATGAGTTTACCTTGTGTCTTCTTAGATAAGTCTGTGATCTTATTCTCAAACATTATCTTAGGTAACTGTGATAGTGTCTGTATGTCTACGTTGAGGAGGTTTGCGTCAATTCGTTCAGCAATTTTCTCCTCTGCCATCTCCATTGTAATATAGAGTACGTTCCTCCCTTGGAGCAACACGGAGCTAGCGACATGGCACATGAATAGAGACTTCCCGACACCCGTACCAGCCAGTGCGATGTTAAGAGTCTTATTAGGTAACCCACCTTTTGTAATTTTATTAAAGAAGTCGAGATCAAAGGGTACTTTGGTTTCAACTCTGTGATAACTGTCGTATCTTTCTTCATAGTCATCTATGTAATCGTGTCCTATATGGTTATCAAACGACACCCCAAGAGCATCCGATAGTATACTAGGTATAGCATCGGGACTCACTTTTGTATCTTTACCGTCAGCGATCTTGATTGATTCCATCAACGCAAGATAGATCGCACGGTCTTGGCACCACTTCTCTGTGGTGTCTACTAACCAATCGAGTTCAGTTGTTTCTTTATCGAATGATTCTAATGTCTGGGTAATCTGCTTGAACTGATCATCACTAAGTGTAGATTGCTTACCTACTTCAATGGTAAGTGCTTCAACTGATGGAACAGCAGAATACTTTACGAAGTATTTATTGGTTATATCAAATAGAACTTGGTCTGTTCTATCATCAAAGTATTCTTGTTTAATAAATGGAAGAACCTTCCGAGGATACTCCTCAGTTAATAATAGATTCTTCAGTATCAGTGTTTCCACCTTCATTGATTTCTTCCTCAATAAAAAAGTTAAATGATATAGTTGACCTCATTTTAGAGGATTTATTCATGGGAGCAGCATGCTCTAACCATGATGGAAAGATAATCATATCACCTTCTTGTACCCATGGTACAACAGTGTTCTGTGTGATGCCCGCTGTAGCAAGCAGTGTTTCACAGGGGTGATAGAAGTTAGTTGCCTTGTGTTCATTCGGATCGAAGTGAACATAGTATACACCAGACCACTGACCTGGCGAGTGGATGTGTTTCTCCTGCCAGTTCTGTGCCTCGTATACATTCAACCACAAGTCTGTCAGTATCATACTACCATAAGATTGTGATTCTGTCTGGAACTCATCCAGTGTAGGTGTGAATGCGTCTAGACATTCTCCAATAGGAAAGTTACTTGATCCATAAGATGTGAACAGGTTACAGTTCCACTGGTCAGGTGTGTTAGTATTAAATTTATGTTCTTTATAAAATTCTTCTACTCTTGCTTTGATAGGATCTTGGTCGTCTAGATGGTAGCGATAGAGTAAGGTAGGGAATACTTCTACTTTCATGATCCGTACTTAAACTCCTGTCCTGCTGCCCAGTCTAGTTTCTCCATTATTTCTCCTGTGAAGTACTTGTCAGGATCCTTGAGAATAGCAGAAGGATAGACGCTAGACTCCCCAACAACAACACGGTTCCCTTTACGTTCAAAAACTCCATACTTCTCACCCAGTTCCAGTAACCCATAATATTTGTCGAGTCCACGTTCATCATAATAGAGTCTGATAGATACATTTGCGTTCTCCTTTGATAGTCTGCTCTTCGCAGTTTTTGCTTTGATAATATTACCTACCACTTCTTTACCGTCTTTCTCTTTAGACTTACTGAGATAGATTATTGTAGACGCAGCGTACTTAAGTCCACTACCTCCACCCATTTCTTTTGTTGGTACATAAGCACCGACCACATCATATGTATGGTTAGTAACTAACATAGGTACGTTCGCTTTACCTAACTTCAATGTAAGTATTCTGAAAATTGCCTTGACCACCTGTGCTCTAGTCATGTCACGTGTGTCTTTACCTTCAGCACTGTCTGCTAGTTCTTTAGATGTTGACAACATACCAAGAGAATCTAATACAAACATCAATGGTTTGCGATCCTTCTCTGGTTGTTCTAGATACTTGTCTAGTATTCTGATTGCTTGAGTACGAAACTCTTGTACTGTGGTGACAGGCACGAGCATCATACGTGTGGTGTCAACGTTACGATCCTCCATCATCTGTTTGCTGATAGCAGCTTCAGACTCAAAGTATATAACTCCTGCGTCTTTGTCTGACCTTAAGAAGTTCTCTACGATACCAAGACAGAAGAATGTTTTACCTGTGCTACTCTCTCCTGCGATAGCAGTGATCTTGTTAGATGGGATACCACCTGTGATACTCCCACTGACCAATGCGTTGAAAATATAAGAACCAGTGTCGACATACCCTCCTATATCTCCTACTGATCCGTCTGCTAGTATTCCTGCGTAGTCGTTACCAATTTCTTTAACGACATCTTTCAAAAAACTCATGTAAATAAAAACTCAAGCGATGATTTCTTCTCTGTATCCCATCCTATCACAGAAGTGATGATTTGTAAAGGATCAAGAAAAGATTTTTTAAAATTAATCTTATGATCAATACATTCCTCTAGTCCAAGTTCCCTCGGAAATGTGTTGAGGAATGATAGTACGTTCTCTCCAGTATAATTCGTACGACCTACCTTCATGTAGATATATTTTATCTTTTCTCCTTCTTGAATGATAGGGTACTTGTTCTCCAGTTTCTTTTTAGCGACATAAAAATTATACAGGAGAGATCCACGAACATGTAACGGGCATCCCTTTGAATACACGTCTGTGTCTGATTTGAATTTGCGTAGTCCATTGACTGACCTCGGAAATGCGATGTCTTCTGGTGGTAGTGAGTAGAACTCTTCTTTGAAGTTGTTTATAAACGTGATGAGTTCATCCTGCTCACCTGACATCATTATGTTTAGTGCGTCCTTAATAGCTTTACGACAAGGCATCGGAGTAGAGGACTTGACTGCCTCGATACCCATCATCTTCAGCTTAGGTTGATTATATCTGACACCTTCACTATCCCACACATTGAGGATGTATCTTTTCTTCGCAGTCCAGATACCTCTAGCAGCAATGTTCTCACGTTTCATGAACATCTTCTGTTCATAAGCATTAGTATACTCTGCTAACTCCTGATATGATTTGTCAATGAAGGGTTCTAGTTTTTCTTTACATGCCTTATCAAGAAAGTCAACCACTCTCTCCTGACCTACGTCCTTGTCACCATAAACTGTAGTAACTAAATCATCTAAACAGATGTAGATACTATCTGTATCACTGGCGATCACATAATCTTTTTCATTACTATTTAACAACTTATTCAAGTACCCATTTACTTTGTTCTCGATCCAACGAATTGATACCTGACCTGACAACGTGATCGCTTCAGCGTTTCTTAGATTATAGTATCTAAAATACTGGTTACCAATAGCACCATAGGCAGAGTTCAGTTGAATCTTACGTGCCATCTGTATGTTGTTATACTTACTGATGCTCTTCTCTAGATCTTTAGTAGGTGTCTTCTCATACTCTTGCTTTGCTATGAGCATAAGTTTCTTGGACTGTACACGTTCATCGTATATCTTCTGCATCATCTCTGGTAGGAACCCATGGATGTCCTTACGATACTGTGCACCGTTAGCACACGTAGCAAACTGTGGATCTATCTGGTCTACCTTAGTGAGCATGCGGTCAACATTAGTAGAAGGGTGACGTGTCTCCCACAGTGTCTCTGGAGATATATTGTACTGCATGATGAGGTGTGGGTACAGACTGTTAAGGTCAAAGGACACCACCCAATCATACTTACCAGGTATAGGTTCTTTGACGTATGCTCCCGCATACTTCTGATCTTTGTCACTTCGTTTGATAGGGGGAACCACTGTGTTCCTTCTCTTTAGGAAGTTATAAATCAGGGTGTCCCACATGCGTACCTGATAGTACACATCTTTCAAGTTCACCTTAGCATCATATGCTAGGGCGACAGCAAGTTCAAGGAGCTTCATCTTATCCTCTAACTGTAAAACAAGTTCTACGTCCTTGATGTTATAGTCAATAAACTTCTGCCAGTCCTTCGTATAGAAGTCCTTGAAGTTTTCATACTCACTATGGTCTAACTTCTTCTGTCCTAGTTCAACAAATGCTATGTGATCTAGTCTATATGATTCCTGATTAGTGTATGTAAATTTCTTGTAGAGATCCATGTAGTCTAGTACATTTATCCCCATTAGATTGTATAGTATATTCTTACGTCCTCTTATCTCCATCTCTTCACTCTTCACCATGCCCCATGGTGACATCATCTTTACTTCTTTCTCTCCGAATAAACGTTCAAGACGACCACAGATGTAAGGTATGTCATACAACTCGCAATTCCACCCTGTAAGAACATCTGGGAAATCAGTCTGCCAATAAGCAAGGAAGCACTGTAGCAGATGTTTCTCATCGTCACAGTATATAAAATCAACATCCTTACGGGTGTTGTGATAATCCCTCGTTGCGAATACTTTAAGTTTACGTGTCTGATAATCCTGTACTGTGATCGCCAGTAACTGTTCCGCACATTCACGTACGTTAGGAAAGCCATTCTCACATGCGACTTCAATATCAAGTGATGTAATCTTGAGAGTCTTGATATCGTAGTCAACTTCGTCGGAGAACTCCTCAGAAATATACTGATATAAGAACCTATCATAACCATGTACCTCAAAATTCTCTACGTCTTTATACTTGTCCTTGAAATCACGTGCCTGACCTACAGTATCGAACCTGATAGGTTTAGCATAGCGACCATCAAGAGTCTTGTACTCAGTGATCTGATTGCTAACTACGAAGAGAGTCGGAGAGAACTTAAACCTACGTTGAATACGTTGTCCATTCTCATATCCTATGTAGAGTAGGTTGTTACCAACCAAATTTACGTTTGTATAAAAACTCACTTAGTCACCATCTTATACTTGTCAAGAATTTCTTCTTTAGGGTCTAAGATTGTAGCAATAGTATCTGAATATATTAACACGTCTTCATCCACTGTGTGTAGTGGCCAAGGTTCCAGAGTACCATCTTCCTTTACAAGGTATGGTTGTTCTAGATGAGCAGCGGGTTCCTCATCCAAAGTTTCTATCTTGGTGATCAGGTAGATCCCTGACTTTAGTAAGAGGAGTTGTGTTTCCATAATGTTTCTAATTTTTTCCAGTCTGAATCTTGTCGGAAGTATTTGTAGACAGGAGTAAGATCAAGTCCACTGTCGTAGATGTTACTAATATACACCCAAGGTCTATATTCGTCAACCCTTATCTTAAAGTAATCAGGACCGTTGAACATGAGATGATCAAACTCCTGTGTACCACCTACGAAGAGTGGAAAAGGTTGAGGAATATAATTCTGATATAGTGGGGCGGGTATAGGTTGATCGAAGGCTACGATACCAAACTGACCATTGATCTTAGCAGGATACTCTGCTATAACTTTGCCTAGAAGAACAGGTCCTTCTATTACTATGCGTTTAGCACCATGAAATTTATGATCTGTTTTATATGAGAGAACTACGTTATCGTATGTATCATACAGGTGGAGTGTTCTCATCCTCGTTCATAATCTTTTCTGCTTCTTTAAACATATCATCTAGATCGTTCTCATCGTAACTGAGATTGAATCTCTCTTCATGCTTCTTGAAGTTGGCAGCATATCTCTCCTCATCTATAGCAGAGATGTACTGTGTAGTCAGTGCGTCCAGTGGATTATATACTGTGACTACGTGACTACCTGGTAAATAAAAATCTTTATCTTTACTTAGAGGTGCCCATGGGAACCACTCTAACTGATACCCCTGACCCTGTGAGGTGTCAACGATGTCAAGTCTGAATGGTTTGTGTAGGTGGTAACCTAATGGTTTCTCGTTCTCTGGATCAACTATCTCTTTGACTGTAGATATAACTTCTTCACCAGTTCTGAGCATTAATAGTTTGATCACTTGACAACCTCAGTAGGTGTTACTTCTGGAGCACCCTGATCTCCTGTCTTTGCTCTGACGTTAGAGAGGTATGTCTGTAAGATACTAGGTGATGGTTCCATGACAGAGATCACATAGTCAGGTGTGATAGCAATCTTCTGATCAATGGTAAATGGATTCCATGGTGTGTATCTGATCTTGACCTCTTGGTCTTCAAATGTTTCCATGTTAACTGCTTGGTCAGGTTCTTCAGTAATCCTTACCTTATATGGTACGGTCATGATGTATGCCTGTCTCTTACCAGTGTCTTTATCAACTGCCTCTTGTAAATCACAGATGATGTTGTCTCCATCACGTGTGAATACTAATTTAATTCTGTCTTCTTCTATCATGGCAAATTAATCTATGCATATATTATAAAAGGGAAACTGACATTTGTCAATCCCCCTTATGTAGGTTAGATGTAATCCTTCCTTGCGTGGTGTTCTGGTACTACTTTCTTCAGTGTTACTGTGAGTAGTCCGTCCTCTAATGTGACCTCACCTATCTCGGTGTCGTCAGATAGTGACCACTGTTTTGTGAAAGAACGTTGTGCTAATCCCCTGTGAGTATAATTCTCAGGTTCCTTTTTCTCTTCCTTCTCTGCTGATACGATTAGTTTACCGTACTCTGTGTAGACCTTGACTTCATCTCTCTTGAATCCTGCGAGTGCTATCTCTAATCTGGATAGTACATTTGAGACTGCAATAAGATTATAGGGGGGATAGTTGGTGGTCGTTTGATTCCAGAAAGAATCAAAGTACTCATCCATTCCTATACTGTTCTTAGAAATTTTGTCAAATAGTGATGGTAAATCGGCAGCACTATATCTTTGAATGTTCATTGTGACCTCCTTAAGCGTCGTTAGTTTGTGTACCCGAAGCGTACACTACTAATTATAACACTTGTCTAAAATTAGGAGGGTGGATATCCGAATACTGGAAAGACTTTAGTGATGTCTGCCATCTTTTCCTTGTACCTACTGATGTATGGTTCTTGTAGGTATGGCATGTATGGTTTACCTGTGACTTTATACTGTAGGTATGTGTAGTCAAACTGATACCTGTAGCATAGTCTGTCTGTTGTATCACCTAACCTTCTGTGCTGTACGATACTATTATCAAAGATCACTAGGTCATCATCATTCTCCCACCAGTAATCATAGGTATATGATGACAGTCCCCACCGTAGTTCATTCAATATTCTAATCGAATCCTCCTGAGAAAAATCTTTAATACGTGTGGTGGTATTGTATGGAAAATGTAATCCCTTAATACCCGCAGGACTCTGGATCACCAGAGGTATCTCTGTCTCTGGGTCAGGACACATGTTCTTATATACTACATTGTTCTCATCATTAGCATTGATCTTACCCTCTTGGAAATTATGTATGAGTATCAGTTCATCTAGTTCACTACGGAATGACTCTGGCAAACTGTAGTAATAAGGTGATGACACCATGAACCCAGTGGCACTCTTCTTCATACCATGATCACCGAGGAGTGCTACGCCAGGTGTGAATGCTATGTCACCAGATTCATTACTGTGCCATAGTAATTCTCCACTACCAAACAATCCGTTGTTCTCTGCGACTCTGACTATGTGTCCTGTCTTAGCATGACCACCTATCCTCGCATATTCTTTTGCTATCTCACTACTATGCTCTTCTTTAGCAGCATAGTTTTGTCTACACTTACCCCACATCTTCATCACCTTATGGAAATGGTTGATGTTGATACCTGTGTTACGAATGACCATGACAAGTTGTTCCATCTGTAACTTGCCAAGTGACATCCACTGATCTCTTGTCAGTTGTTTGATGTCTATGCCATCTACAAATACACCGTATCCTTTTAGTTCTGGTATGGGAGTTATCTTCATAAAAAAAGGAGGGTTGCCCCTCCTATCTATTAGTCTTGTACGAATAAACTTGAAGGAGGATAATCGTGGTGTCCTGTATAGGAGTGCCAAACCTTCTTGTAAATTGTTGCTGCGTCTACAGCATTGAAACCCTCAAATTTTGTAATCATTTTTGGTTTCTGCTCAACGGTAGTGTCCATTAAGTCAATTAAGAAACTGAGTTCGTTGGTTGTTAAGTCTTTCATAGAATTACCCTAGTGGATTGAAGAGATTTGTTTGCTCCTCTCTCTCCTGCCTAATTCTTTTGTTTGCCCAAGCATCTTCACCAGTGTTGAAACTGATTTCTATACCTCTGCGTCTTGTTCCTGCTGCGATGTCCTTACGGATTACTTTTGATGCAGTCTTAAACTGTTTGTACTTACGAGGTGTAAAGGTTGCGATTCCTTCTTCGTATTGTGTACATAATGTCTCGCATGCTAGTGCTGCGATCTCACCCGAACATGTGGTGGTTTCAAACGATTTTCTCGATGCCATAATAATTGTATTGGTCGTATTTAGTGTAACACAAGATAAGAACTTGTCAAGTCTTCTTCTTCCCTATATTGTATTTGGATTCTAAGCACCATCCTGACTTATCCTTGTAAGATAAGACCTTGATTTGACTTAGAGGTGCTACGTCTACTATTGTATCAGGTTTCTGTATAGAAATCAACCCCCAGTCGCTGAGTAGTTGTATGATTCTATTGCGACGTTGAACGTCATTGAGTGATAAGTTTGCTGACTTACCATCCAACGCGAACAACTCTTTAAAATGTACGATATAATACTTGCCTTGCTTATGAAGTATGTGGCATGATTGATACAACTTCTTTTCTTTTCTAGAAGCTACACCTATCCTTGTTAGTGTTTCTCTTACCTTTAAAAAATCATCTGGTTCGCCTAAGTTTACCTCTACCATTTGATCAGGTGTCCATGTGACTTCCTGCTCAGTGAATGAAGTACTCATCGTCTTCCTCCCTTTTCATGTTTGTTACGAATGTATTCAATTTGGGTGTTGGTAAGAAGAGTTAATGCGACCCTCGCTTTTTCATTACTATAGTCATAGTGTGTTTTGATCAGATCCAGATCTTCAATCTGTTCTTTCTTCAACCAAGGTGTGAAACGCTTTCGCTTTCTCAAAGTATTTAGCAAAAAGTCATATTGAAGACGCTTGTCTAGATTAGGGTGCTTGTTTACTTCATTAGCAAATAGGATCGCATCAATGTGTCCACTGAGACATCGGTTGATAATATAAGGAGGATAAGATTTAATACGATCAGGGTCATCAAGATACAAATGCTCTTTGGTATTGTTGATAGACGAAAGTATTTCTGAAAGATCACTACTCATAACCAATATGGTTTGCGGGATGGGTCACGAAGATAATTAGATGCAACCCAAGGTTTGCTGCCAATGTAATTCTTGTAAGCAGTAAAAGTGTCAATGCTTGTGTCATATTTAAACTGTTCGGGCATGGCTCTGGTATAGCTCGTGGGGATATCATTGTTGTTGGGAAATATTATATTAGCATGGAGTATAGTATGCTGACAACTATGTACTTTGCTGTATCTATGTGTGTACTCAGCACACAGAGCGAGACCATGCCTGATCAACCAACGAAAGTTAGTCTGTGCCCAGATGGTACATGGATGATTGCGGAACGCACCCTTCTCTGTCTTGTATGGTTCACCATTAAGTTTAGGTAAGTCACCGAAACCATGACCCCACTTACTAGATGCTACAATAGATAACATTTGACATGTCTCTAGAGGCATCTTGACTATGTGCTTGTCAGGTAATACTTGTGCTGACTTGATAGGGTCTGGATCGGTGACAAATATATTCATAGTACAGGTGGATTCTTAGTGTATGCTCTGTAGTCAGGTGTGATATTCATGGTCAGAGTCAAACGTCTGTTCTTAGTATCATTATAACCTGTCTTATGACGAAGCCAAGAGGGGAAGAACACAACGTCACCTTCTGAAACACTTATCCTTCTCCAAGGATGATTGCCACTGATAGGTTCTGCTGCTCTCACTGCTGTCATAGGGTCATAGATCCATAGGTCACCAGAGTTCTCTGGTTTGAGGATGTATGCTGTACATGTAAGACCTACACCATGATGATGTTCATCTGTATAGTCCCACTGGTAGTGTTCATTATACCATGAGTTAGATATAAAATGTGGGTATCCTTCGTACCTCCATGCTGTACGTAGGTATTCCATCTTCCGTCTTAACCATATCACATACTTAGCATTCTCTGGTAAGTTATGTGGAAACTGATTACTAGGTTGTAGTATGTTGAATAGGTCAGCAGTAGACTTACCACCTTCTTCTAGTGCTGACGTGACATCATACTTATCAACCATGTCAAACAATCCATCAGCAGTCTTAACCTGTTCTGCTGTGTCAAACTTAAAAGTATCTTTATATACAACAGGTGCTGAGATATTAATTGCTTTCATACTCAACTCCTGCTCGTATAATCTTCTCTATCTTTTCATCTAGTACTTCATTGATGAGTTCCTTTAACTCTATCTTGAGTGCGTCAGATAGAAGATTCATTTTATTCACCTTCATAGGTGGGATGGCATCACGTTGTTCTTGAACTGATTTACCACCAGTGCCTGTACCAAATGACATACCTTGTGTATTCATGTGATGATCCTCCTAGGTCCGTTGACACCTGTGCGGTGTTGATTGATTTCATATATCGCTACTGATCCTGTGTCTAGAGTGACATGTATCTCGTCACCTTGTATGAGTGCCTGTGTAGCACCTCTAGCAAAATTAGTGAGCACACCTCTGCGTGTGTGGTATAGAGAACAGATTCCGTTCTTGACTCTGACTCCTAAGCTTCCTTCAGACATGAGTAGTTCGTAAGTAATAGTTCGCGTCTCTCCTGTTGATTCTTCATGTAATCACCAGTAGATCTCATAGTATAAGTATGATCCCAATCATACGAATGCCACTCCCAAAAACGATCAACGATCTTCTTCGAGTTATTATATGATA